TAGCATCACCTTGTTTTATTCCAAGAACTCTTCTTAGTTTAGATGTAGTTGATTTGTCTATAGGTTTTTCAGCAACGCTAACCTCTTCAGCGGCAACACCTTTAGCTTCGGTAATATCATCAGTAAATTCTTTACCTAGTATTCTTTTTGATGCTTCAATAGCTCTAGCTGGTAAAAACTTATTTATCCAGGCAGCTAATGGTGTTTTCATTTCAGGTTTATATTCTTTAATTAAATCTAATATACCTCGCTTGCCAGTTTCTATTTCGTCTGTAAGTAGCTGACGGTCAAAGCCTGGGGCTTCAGATCTTTTTTCTACTATCTTACTAGTTATAGGTTTGAACTGCTCTATAATGTCAAACGCAGCAGCTTCACCTTGTGTGTCATACAATTCTTGAACTCTTGCGGATGCTTCTTCAGATCTAGACTCTTTTATAATCTGCTCGTCTGTTTTAACCTTGTCAGCAACTAACTCACCTGTAACTCCTTCTGCAGCTTTAACTTGAGCCTTAGTAAGTCCAGTAGATTCTAAACTTTTATTATAGTCTTTTATAAAGTTATAAACGTCTTTACCGTTATTAAACTTAACTTTAACACCTAAAGCTTGTAGGGCTTTACGAATAACATCACCAACTTTAGTAAAAACAGTTTCATTAAACTTAATATCTTCAGTTCTAATAGCGTCAGAAAATAAAGTTAAAACTTCTTCAGCTTGCACAGCCTCAGGATCAGATTTATATTGTTCTAATCTTTTAGCAAAATTACTATCTTTAACTACCTTGTCAACGTCTATTTTATTTATATATTCTTTTAAAGAATTACCTAACGCTAGTTGCGTTTCAGGACTGTCTTTGACAGTTTGAAATAATAACGCATGTAAAAACTCGTGAGACGGTGCGGCAACGGCTATTTCTTTGTCAGCTATTTCTCTATTTATTACAATAGTTTGCTTACCTGTTTTAGGATCTTGAATTATAAATCCTTGTTGACCAGACGCTTTAGGATCTTGATTTTGTTTATTTAAAAAAGCTTCTGTTTCTTCTGTGCTTGCAAATTCTTGAACATCTAAGTCTTTAATGCTTTCAGCAGCTTTTTTAACTTTTTCAACTTCCTGCGTAACAGCTTTAGAACCAATATTTTTTAGATCATTATCTATTTCTTTAATTCTATTAGATTGCTCTATAGTTAAATTAGCCTCACCAACTTGTTTTATTTCGTTGCTAAGTTGTTTCTTTTCTTTCATCAACTGAACAGCCGTGGCCTGATCTTTTGTAGAAAGTTTTAAAGGTTTTATTTGGTTTACAGCTCCTTGAGTTTCTCTAAAGTTTAAAGCAACAGCATCTGCTTCTTCAGGTGTTTTAACACCGTCAATAACCTCTTGTTTTAGCTTTTTATCTATTATATCAACAGCGTTTTTGCTTTGAGCCATTTTAACTTGAGCTTCAGAAGTTTCAACTTCTGGTAAAAAAGCTTCTGTAACTTCTTTATAGTTAGTTTCATTTAAAAACTTGTTTAAATTTGCTATATCTACATTTCTGCCTAAATCTGTTAATTGACTAGCTATAGTTACAGGAGCACTGCCTAAACCAGCAAAAGCTTCAAAACCTATTTCAGCAATATCCATTTCTTGGTCAGCTACAAATCTTCCAGCAACTTCACCTGTTCCTCCGCCAACGACTTCAACTGCCCCAGCAGCTGCGATTCCAGTTGGTTTAGCTCCTTTAAACCCAGCTTTAGCTATTTTTCCTCCAACACCTTTAGCTAATCCCATCGTAGCTAATTCAATAGCGCCTATAGCAATACCTCTTCCTAATGCTTTGTTTTTTAATTCAGCTAGTTTTTTTGGATTTTCTAAAATTTTTCTAACTTTGTCAACGTCAATATCCTCACCTACTTCTTCGGTTAATAGTTCAGAAAAAGTCAATCCAGTTTCCATAGCTGTCATAGTGCCACTCATAGCGCCAGCTAATCCACCTGGTATAGCGCCTATTCCGGCGAATAAAGATCCTCCAGCTGCCCCAGCGGTTCCACCCGCGGCTGCCGAAGCTAAAACTTCTTCAGACTGTAAAGATCCTAATTGAGTGGTCATAGAACTTACTAACATTGAAGATAAAGTAGAAGGATTTTTAGCAACTCCTTTTACGAACCCTAGCCAACCACCACCATTTTCTTTATATATTTTATTAAAACTTTGCATTTCTTCAGATTCTTTATTTTTATCTGCAATGCTTTTATTTGTTTCAATCCATTTTATTATTTGCTCGTCAGAAGTCTCTTTTCCTGCTCTATATATATCTATACTAGGATCAACGGCTTTAGCTTGTTCAAAACCTTGTTCTCCAGCCCTATATAGATCTCCAAAAAAATCAGTAACCTCATTTACACCTAACTCTCTTTCTATTATAGTATCATAGCCTGATACTATATCTTCTTTTTGTTTGGTTAACTCTTCAAGTCTTTCTTTAGTAAAGTTATCTTCTTTAGACATCTGTTTAGAAAACTGATTGTTTTGTAAAGATTTCTTTTCTTCTAAAGTTAAAGGAGTTTTATATTTAGTTTCTTTTAATTCCAAAGAACCATCTTCCGATTGTGATTCCGTACCGGACACTTCGATCGCATCCACAGACGTGTCCGTTTCTGTGGCTGTTGTCTTTCCCTCTGGTTCAGTAGTTTCTACTACCGCCTCTTGTATTTTTATATCTGGGTTGTTAGTTAAAAAAACATTAACTTCAACACCTTTTTCAGCAGCGAGTTTATCTACCTGCTCTTTAGTTAACTCTCTATCTTTATATGTATACATACTAGTTAAATTGATCTGCTGTTAATGCTTCTTCTTCAACCATCTCAGGTTGTACTTCTTTAACTACCTCTGTAGTTGCACCAACTGCTACCGTAGGTAACAATGGTTTTAAGCTACCAAACATAAGCTCTTGAAACTCAGCTTGCTGTCCTGCGTCTACATTTTTACCGTTAGCTGCTACTGCAAATTTAAGATCTTCTTCCATGTTAAAGTTATTTCTCCAAACTCTATTAGCTTCTTGATAGTCATTTAACAAAGCGTTTGCTCTAGCTGCAGATCTAGCTTTTGTGTCGTATACTATTTTAGCCATGTTAGCAGGTATAAACTCTGTTTGAGTTTTACCGTCTTTAGATACTTCCATGTACTTTTGATCTAATAATAAGTAAGCATCGTTATACTGTAAGCTACTGTCTATAATACCAACTTGTTCTCCATCAGCGTTTAAAGCACTTGGAGCTTGAAGCATTTTTATGTTCTCACTTTTTAAATCCAATATAATGCCAGGATCATAAGCTAACCATGTTAAAGCTGGTTTATCTACAGCCTCTCCATTTAAGATAGATCCAGTGTATCTTAATCTTATTTCGCTGTTATCACCAACAATATATTCTTCACTAGCACTATCACCAGCTAAACCGCTTCTTATTGCCATCGTCTTACACCATAGCGGAGTATCTCTACCAACTAAAGCCATACCACCTGGTTGACCTGGATTTTTGGATCCTTCTAGTCCAAAATATTCTTGCATGAAAATAGCATCAGTATCTTTACCTATCTCTATTATCTTATAAAGCTCTTGAAGGGATTTGTTTAATTTAGACAAAGCTATGTTAGCGTCATTTCTTTCTTGTCTAGTTTTAGCCTGAGAAACAGCCGCATCAGCGTAGTATATTCCCCATATTAAGTCATTACCTAATTTAGCTAAAGATGGGTTCCTAATACCACCTTTTTTCATACTATTTAAAGCTTCTTCTTGATTGTCAAAAAGCTTTGCAGATATGTCACGTTGCACTGTAGCGGCTTCTTTTTGAGAAGCAGACATAAAGGCTTTGTTTTTATTTATAGACTCAATAGTATCTAGACCTAAATCGCCTATAGCGCTTGTCCATATCTTATTAGCTTCTTTATTTACAGATGTAAAAGTATTTTGTTTTGCTTCCATATTTTGATTAACCTTTTGCACCCATATAAGATCCAGCTAAATTACCAACAGCCGAAACTCCACCACCTATAGCAGCTCCTTTAGCTTCAACAGCCGCTCCTTCTTGCATTGCCGCTCCTGTTATTTGAGACTGTTTTCTATTAAGTTGCTCTTTTTCTCTTTTTTCTTTTTGACCAAACTGGAATAACTCAGCATCAGCCTCAACAGCTTGTATTCTTTGAGCTTCACCCATTAATCCAGATTGAACTCTTTTAGCTTCGTTTAACTCAACATTTTGAAGTCTTTCTTCGCCGCTAGCTCTTAATCTTTGATTGTCAGCCTCTTGTTGTTCTATACTAGCTGATACGCCTTTTTTACTTTCCAATGCCATTCTAGCCAGAGCAGTAGCTCCACCAGCACTAGCACCAGTAGCTCTAAGAGTATCTAGAGTATTAGCTAAAGCTATATCAGCTTCTTCTATCTGCATCTCAGCAGCCGCAGTAGATACAGCTAAGTTTTGATAAGGATTAGAAGCGATACTACTTAAATCAGATACCATACTAGATAAATCTGTTACACCCTCATAGGGGTTTATAATGTCTTGTCGTTTTAATTCTAACTCTTCTAGCTCACCAGTGAGTCTGTTTTTATCTGATCTAGCCCTTCTTTCGGCTTTGCCGGCCGAAACAGCACCTATAGTGCTACCTGCTACCGCTGCTATGCCTCCAATTATTGCTGCTGTTACTAATGCCATTTTATATTATTTTTTTTGAAATTTCATAAGAAGGTTCTTCATCTATTGTATAGTCCAAACTCTTGTGTATTTCCATTAAACTTTCATTTCTACCTATACTTATAACAGCCTCACAGCCGCTTATTTTAGCTACATATTCTAATCCTGATATCAACATCTTAGTAGCTTCTTTTCTATCACTTTCTCTGTAGTTTGGATCAGAAACCAACCACTCCATCCATCCTATTTTAGAGTTAGTAGTGTAAATAAAACCAGCTATTATTGGTTGCTCGTTTTTTTCTACTATAAGTCCACCGGTTCCGTTTTCAGGAAGCAGCGCTTTAGGAGGATGATGCTGCCAATCGGGCCACATATTCCAAAGACTAACCAAAGTATCCCAATCAGACTCCTCTAGTTTACGTATTTTTAATTCCATTTAATTTAATTTAATATGATGACTCTACATAGCTTGAAGACGCTGCGAACAATTCTTTCATTCCGCCTACGTCAGTTACGTTATCTGTAGACATTGTTACTGTTGCAAAGTAACCTTTTATACCCGTCATGTCAGCTCCAAACATAACTTCACCAGCTGCGGCTGGACTATTGTTTATTAAGTTAGACATGTATTTATTTTCTTTACGATCAAAACCAGCGTGATTTATTGGAGGAGTTAATTGACTTGGAAATGTATTACCATAGTTGTCGTAAGATCCTTGATTATAGCTATACACTAAAGCCGTTGTATCTCTAGTTCCTAATTCCCATTCGTCATTCAAAGCACCTTCTGGAGCACCAATACTATGTATTCCAGTTATATCTGATTGAAATGCATTTACTTCCCAACCATTTCCTCCTTCGTAGTTGATAGTCTTAAAAACTTTAGACATACTAACTTTAGGATTAAAAACAAACTGTATGCTAGACTTATATTGAGTTCCGTAGAAGTTAGATCTTAAAGCGGTAGGACTATAATGCAGCCACATACTACCGTCTTTAATAGTGTAGTATTCGTTTTTAATGCTATCACCGTGATCCGGAGCATAATCAAAGAAACTAGGAAATCCATTCACGCTATCATCGAAAGAAAGAGTTTTAAACACTTGCGGAGAGCCAGGAGTAACGTATTTTTGTAAAGACAGTGCATATTGTCTTGAGTGAATATCCCAAGCTCCTACGGCTTTACCTGTTGACGTGCTTGCGTTGCCATTTAAAGCACTTAATTCGTCTCTAAAGAAGTCAGACATACCATAATTAGATATTTCAGTTAAACCATCATTAGAAAGTCTTAAAAGTACGTTTCTATTCTTGTCTGTAAAGTATTTTCTTCTACCGTAAATAGCAAAACTTTCGGGGTTTCTACTTATTCCAAAATCACCAGCATAAGCAGTTACAGGTCCAATAACAACATTTCCTACGGTAGATATTTGACCTCCTTCCGCTGAGTAAATGGCATCTTTATCGATTAAAGCGCGACTTACTTTGGATTCTTGAAATATTATTAAGTTAGTATCTTCTGCATATAGTTTTTGTATAGAACCATGTGCTGGATTTACACTTTTAGTTATATCTGTTCCAACTGAAAATACGTTAGTATCGTTTATACCTGTTCTAGAATTAAATATACCTGAGTATATCATACTATTGGTTTTAAACACTGCGTTAGGCTCGCTTTCAGTTAAATAAGCTTTTACACCTATATCTGTTTGCGTATTATTGTATCCACCTGTTATTCTAGCTTCTTCAATAGCCCAATTAGCGTCGTTAGATACGGCTGGATTTGCATCTGGTGGATACGTGCCATCTCCTCTAGAGCCATTCCACACAGGAATATCTAACGCATCAAGAGTTTTTCTCAGTATAAAACTGTTAAAAAATTTAACTTCTATTACTCCAGCCATATTATATTATTACTTGTTATAGTGTATTTTCACCTAAATTATTAGGCACTTTCTCCAGTAGAAGGAACAGCGGTACCATTTACTTTTTTACCAGCAGCATCAAACTGCGCCATCCATCTTCTTTCGTTTAAAGAGTTGTTGTTGGTTAAGTTACCAGCATCAACGGTACTGTTGTTATTTTGGTTGTTCGAGTTTTCTGCACCTATATCAGCTGAGCTTGTTCCTCTGCCTGAATACGAATGCCAAGTTCCAGCGGTTTGAATTGGCGTCCATGTAGTTGTAAGAGTCTCATCTGTATAAAATTGAGTTACATATTTATAAGACCACTCTTTAGCAAAAACAACAGTTGTAGGATTATTAAAAGATGCTATATCGGAATTGCTGTATCCATTAGACACGGAATAAGAATAACTTGCGCTTCCACTAGAAACGTTATTATAATAAAAATCTCCAAAAGAAATATCTACTTTAACATTATTATTTAAATTCATATTACCCAAGAAGGTAAATACATTGTTAGGATATATCCATTGTTGATTGTTGGCGTAACGCGGTATAGCTCTAATGTCTGATGTCGATGTTGATAAGATATCTTGTGGGTATCTCATTAATAATCTATAATCTCCAAATTTATCAGGTTGAACTCCATAACCTTGATCTTTACCAAAGGCAAAAACAAAAGACGCGGTTGAACCAGTTGCGGTTTCATTTTCTTGTGGAAAAACAGTTGTAGCTTGAACGGCATTTGCGTCAGCTTGATTACTGGTGCTTGGTCTACCTATAGACTCTTCATTATCAGTTACAACACCTAAATTAAAATTAATGTTATTACTACCTCCTTGAAGTTGAACATTTTGTTGGGTCTTACCAAAACTTATTTCGTTTCCTTCTACATCTGTAGCTGTAACCCAGTTCGTAGTTCCAGCAGCTCTAAACTGCAAATAGCAAGGCCAAATAGCTCCATACTTGTTGTTAGGACCTGGCCGGTAGTTTGCGCTTGGAGTTCCCCAAGTTTTAAAACTAAAATCTAACTTAATATAAGCAGTACCAGATTGAAGATCATTACCACTAGTAGGTAAACTAGGTTGAAATGATTTAGGTACATAATTGGTATTTTTCCAAGTATAACCAGCGCCAGTCGAATCTACATAGCCTCCAGGATCACCAGTATTAATTCCTGTATTCACGGATTCTTGTCTTTTACCGTCTACGTTTATTGGAGTGCCACCAAAAGTTAAATCGTTGTCAGAATTTGATGGATCTACATAAACAGCCCTAGCAGAAAGATCAACTGCGGACGGCATGTTACCAACAACATCACTGTAGTCATTAGCCCAGAATAAACCTGAAGATTCAAGACCCGACGAAAAGGTTCGGTTTTTAGCTGTTCCAAAAGTAGAGTTTATTTGCTCTTCACCAAAAACAACTGTTAACGTTTTCTCTGCAGTATCTTGACCTGAATCTGTTACTTTTAATACCACAGTGAATAAACCACTAGCATCTCCATTTCTTTGATACAAGTCAGCCGTACCTGCGTTTTCATTAGGTTCTAATGTTATATTTAAACCTGGACCTAAATCAGGAGTTTGAGAAACTATTTCGTAACTCAAATCTTTGCTTTGAGGTGTATTTGTTATATTTGGCACAGCAACACCGTTTGTAGCTGTAGCTGTGTATATAGGATTATTTAAGTTTCTATCACCTGAAAAACTAATTGAACCTGGTGAAGTAAACGAAGGCTTAACGTTTATTAGCTTTCGTACTATAGGTACTATTACGTTAGTTGAACCTCCTGCAGAGTTATCTGTTACTGAAATATTAAAAGTAATCCAGTTGTTTGTATCATCTAGCTGATGGTATAAAGTGTTTAAGCATTTCAAATCCCATCTTATAGGCGTAGTTCCTGTTCCTCCTTCGGCTCTAGCGGTTAAACTCCAGTTGTCTTTCCATGGATTTCCATCTGGACCAGGAGCGGTAAAGCCAGCAACAGAAACCGAAGAAAGTTCTAAGGTGCTATCTATTATTGCAACAGGGATTAAACCTGGTTTTACAGGGTAGAATCCATCAGGACCACTTACCGGTTGCGTTAAGCTGGGTACGGTGTCTTCACTTTGAACCCAAACAAAGTCATTATAACCGCTAGCATCTACAGTGTCTGACGCGTCATTATATTCAGATATTAGCCCACTAGTAGATGTTTCGTAAAATATATCAATTGAAGACTCTACGGGAGCTGTTTCAAATACACCTAAAAGTATAGGATATGTAGCTCCTGGATTACCAGTTGTCTGTAAAGATCCTATAGGTAGAGGTAAACTAGATCCAGCAACTGTTGACACATTACCTTGAGTTAATCTAGCTATATAAGGATCTGAATCAGATTGATATACAGTTCCATAAGGTGCGTCGGTAGTAGCGTCAGCAAATATATAATCTTGTTCTGCGATAGCTACAGGCTCTTGATAGTTTGTTTGAGGATAATACGGAACATTAAATACGGGTGCGGTTGCTCTTTCAGGAGAAACTCTACCAAAAAGCTTAACATCACTTCTGTATTGCTTTTGCTCTGGACCAACTTCTGTTAAATCTCTAGGTACTTTGTTTATATTATCTCCTATAAGCGTTATGTGCGCAATAGTGTTTTCTGCGTCTGGAGGAGTTTGTTGAGATCCAAAATCAGGATAACCATCTAATATTCCAGGCAAGTAAACATTGTAGTAATCTTGCTCTGTCTGCTTAACAACAACTTTGTAAGAGTACCAACCTAAAGGATTATAGTCAGCGCTATTTGCGTCGCCATTATAAAGGCCAGGATATCCAGCACCTTCTATGTTGGCTGGTATTCGACCATCTATTATTATTTTCAAAGAATCGCCAGACCAAGAATCTATATTGTTATTTCCTGTACCTGGATCAGCTTTGTAAGGGTTGTAAAAGGTTGAACCCGAGTAGGTTATACCACCCTCAACAAACACCTCGTTCTTTTTGTTACCTACTGGAGATAAAACCACAGTAGATTGTCTACCATATCTATCTGATAACACGAACCCAACTTGATAACTTCTATTTTGCTTTAAAGTATGCATAGGATATTCTACTTCGCTAGTATACCTTAAAGTGTTATTAGTGTTATTGTTGAATGTGTATTTTTGATTAGCAGCAACGTTATAATTAATAGAAGCTGGTGGCGTATGTTTGTCTTGAAAATTACTGTAAACAATTCTATTGCCTATAACCTCCTGACCTAAAGCTTTTACAGGAACTCTATCAAACACTCTAATTATCTCCGCTTCAGGTAAAGTTTTGTAAGGTTTTCTAGATTGGTATTGATACGTATACACAGAAGAAGTGTTAACAGAGTCATCTGGATTTGTTGAAAAAACATTTGAGCTTATAGATTCTAGAATTTTAACACTTAAAGCATCTGACTCTTTGTAAAGTATATCTATTTCAGCGACATCGAGATTAGTGTATAAGCTATTAGCGGCAAAAGGAAGCGGAATATATAAAGCTACATTATTAACTTTATTCTGCATAAATCTAACTATAGAGCTTCTGAAAGCTTCATCCTCGTCCGATGCTAAAAAGTAACCATCTTGCTTAGGTATAAAAGCTGGTTGAGTAAAAGGAGCCATTATAGAATATTCACCGTCATTAAATTTAAATCTATAGCTAAATCTAGCAAACTTGGGTGTTAAATAATCAGGATCTCCAGGCCAAGCAGCTGCTACGCCATTTTGATCTAATATTTGATTACCTTGAGGTGCATTTAAAAAAGGATTAGCTGTTCCATCTGGAAGTGTAGGAGAAACAACATCTTGCATTGAAGTGTAAGAACCAGACCCACTAGTGTAGTACATGTGTATAGGCTGGTATGGGTTGTACTTAGCTACAGACATTTTATCTTCTGTACTATAATAAACGCCGTCAGCTATTTGCCAGTTTATTTTACGTGGTTGATTTCTATTGTCTGTCCAAAAAAGTAAAGTTTCTAACAGATTAATACCGTGTATTGGCGATGATTGAGAAAAATTTAAGAACGAACCGTAAACCAAAAGAGTTGGATTTTGTTTCGTTGTGGTGTTGTATGCGTATATAAAGTTGTTAGCTGAAGGACTATATGTTGATATGCCGGTCGAAGCGTAGTCTTGATCATTATAATCAGTTAAAAACACAAATACAGTGCTAGTTGCAGTATCTGTATGCATGCCAATAGATTTTAAATCTAAACTAGTTATGCTTGGGTCGTTTAAAAAAGTTACAGCAAGTTGATTAAAATCAACAGCTAAAGTGTTACCTAATGCGTTCTCTAAAGCACCTACGTCTTCGCCTTCTGATTCACTAACTTGTATATTTTGTCCGTCTCGATATTCGCCAGATGGTAATAATCTACTATCTAGGTCTTTATTCATTTTAGACTTTATAAAAGCATTTTTAACTTCAGCCATTCAATTTAGTATTTAATCCATTTAGATTTACCTCTAGCAATCTGAACAAACTCATTTAATTTTATATTTGACAATCTAATCTTAGCGTTTCTAAGCTTAGCGGTTCTTTCTCGTTTTAATCTCTGCACAACATACTCAGGCTGATTAATTCTAGATGCTATAATTGCATGACTTATATGAGCATACAAAGCTTCTTCTGCTAATTTAGGTATCTTCATATCAGCATCATATCCTAATCCGTCTGATATGTATTCTAACACTATAAGTTTATCAGCAAGATCACTAGAAAAAGACATTTTACCGTTTTTTTCGTTTATAGTAAACCAACCATTAACTTGAGATGTTTCAGGTTGTAAGCCATATCTTTGGCCAATATAATTATCTCCATACATTCCTGGGTAACCTAGACCATCCGACAATAACATACCAGTAAGGTTGCTTTGAGCTGCATTAACCTGCTCTGAGTTATTAGTAGCCCATCGATTTTCTGTTGTAGAAGTAGTGTCTATGTTCTCACCTATGTTGTCTTGTATTGCTATGCCTTGAGTATCTTGACTAGGTGTTTCATAGGGATTAGTAGTTAAAGTGGTTGGATATATAACATGTTTAACTCCCTGACTATCAATCCAAGATACGTTTACGTAGTTAACATAATCTTGAGGAAGCGGTATGCTAAGATTAGCAGGAATATTTAATTCTTGAGATCTTATGCTTTTTAACGTATCATAGCTAAACTCTTGAAGTCCTCTTTTAGCAAAAAACATTACATCTGTTGTTTTAGCGCTAGGTATCAATTTGCCAGCTCCAACGTAACCTATCATGAAGTTAGTTATAACATCTTCTAAAGTAGTGTAAGCGTAGCCTCCATAATTATCCTCTACAGCGTCGCCATACGCGTCTCTGTTTCCGTATTCACCTCCGTATTGGCTAAGCAGCTGAATTACAAACCACTCGTTAGGTTGTGGAGGAGTGTTTAAAGTTATTACGTTATTTGAAACTGTATAAGACGAAGTGTACTCTATGAAACTACCAGGAATTCCTAGTTGACTCACATATAATTTAAAATTGTTTAAATTATATCCAGCAGTTGTTGGATCGTAACTACCAAAAATTAAATCAGTATCAAAAGTAGCTTTTATAGTAGAGTTTACTATAGGCGCTTCAAAAGTTTGAGAACCAGAATAATATTGCGCATTAGTTTCGGTTATTAAACCGTTATTAGGTATAGCCATTGTTTAACTTTTTTTATTAGCTTCATCAGCTTGTACTAAAGCAGCAGCTGTTTGTACTACTTCAGGATCTCTTATTATGATACCAGAATATAACAATATTTTTAATATAACTTCAGTTTGTTCTGATTCGTGTATCTCAAAATTAGTAGATCCCGTTGGGTTACTTAAAGAGTAAGGCGTATTATTCCACACGTATTGACCCACAGAGCCTGGAGTAAATCCCCATACTATATCATTAGGTTTTCTTATATAGTCTACTTTTATTTTATCTGTTATAGTTGTTGGTTTTATAAAAAGCTTTTGGTTTTCATAAAGATAAGCTGGATTTATAGTGCTTGGTTTTGTAAGTCTAGACTGATTAGCATAATAGAACTCATGTCTATCGAGTCTTTGAACAACCTTTTCGTCGTTATAAAGCACGTTACCTAGTCTGTAAAAAGAAACAACATCACCGTAAGTGTCTGATGTGGGTAGTACAAAATACGAAAGGCCACCAATTGCAGTGTATATCGCGTCGCCGAATGTTTTAAAAATAGCTAATTTTTCATCGATGTTTTCTTGTCTATCGGCATAATCTGTATCCGCTTGAGGAACACGTAGTTGCTGATTAAGATCATCAAAGTATTTTTCAAATATTTCTAACTGTACTTGTGTTGCTACTGTATTGAACTCAGTCGGGGTCATATAACCACGCTGCTCTTTATTCAGTATCATTAAAACAGTTTGATATACTGTATTTACGTTTATAGCCATTTGTTATTATTATTAAAATAAAGGAGGCGTTAGCCTCCCTTATAGTATTACATGTTAAGAGAACTTTTTCTCTATAGACTGAAAGACTTGAATGCCTTCGTCTGTCTTGAAGAACGACGCCATAGCTGAGTATGGGTTTTCGTCAAAAGGCACTGTCATTAATTTTCTACCATTAGAAGCCCAAGTAAATGTTCTTTGGTCATCAGCTAGTTTAATTATCTTAGCTTCAGTTGCTCTAATTGCAAAATTTCTTAATTGTACGTTATCATCATTAGCTAGTGTAATAAAGAGTTTAGGGTTATGCTTAGCGAATAACAATAAATCTCTTTTAAGCTCCTTAGAACTCATGTCAGACACTTTAGATCCAATCTCAACTCTCATTATAGCTTCAGCTTGATCTACATCAATGTTCTGAGCTAGGTTTAATGCTTCGATTTCTAATTCTAAATCTAAAAGTTCATCTTTAGCTTCTTCCACTACGTCTAATTCAGAGTATATAACTCCTTTTAGTGGGTGATATAACGATAATATTTTTTGAAGAACTTGGTTCTTTTTTGGAACAAACAAGCTTCCTTCTTTAAAAACAATATGCCCTAATGTTGCTTCTCCACCTTGCTCTTCTTTGAAGGGTGAGTTTTGATTAGTTGCATATCTTATTTCACGCTGCGTATTATTGCTTTCATCGTAATACAACAGAGCATGTCTCGTGTTGTGTCTTGATGGAATTTTTAATGTCAACGGTTTATTGTTCCCGGTTAGTAGATATGTTCTATCTTTAACTTCCCAAGATACATCTTGAATTACTTCTTTTTTAGCCATAATATAATAAAATTTAATAGTTTAATAAAGGTAAGAATTACCCCCGTAGATTCAACGAGGGTAAGTCTACCAATTGTTTATGCTCCTTTGAACAATACAAAGTTGTTAGCAGCTTGTACTACTAAACATCTTTCAGATAAGAAGTTAACGTCCATTGCATCTAAACTAGAAGTGAAAGCACCACCAGCAGATCCAGTTAACCAAGACTTCATACGACGATCTTCTGTTTGAGAAGCTCTGTATCGCACGTGTAAGAATGGTCTACGGATGTTAGTTCCTAAAATTTGATCGTAAACAGTAGAAGTTCCAGCTGGTACTAATACTCCTTCAATAGAAGAAATTCCAGTTGTTGCTCCACGAGTTGACGCGTCATTTAGATATTTCCAGTCTGTTTTATAGAAATCGTAAGATCCTCTACGGAAACCGCTAAACCCTAAGTTTAATGCCATTTCTTCAGAGTTTTCAAATAATCCATAAGCAGTACCTCCGTTTGCTCCTGCAGAAATACCAGCTAGCATGTCATCAATTTCTAATGAAGTTGTACGATCTAAGAAAAGCATGTTCTCTTCAATCGCTCCTTGAGTATCTAAATTTTTCAAGATATTATCAAAGTCAGTTAAGTTAGCTCCACTAAATGCAGTTTCAACGTTACCTCTAGCTTCTACAGCAGCAAATAAACCTTGCGTACCTTTAAATCCTCCAGCTAAAGCTCCAGATCCTGCAGCAGCAAGTTCTCCTTCAACTACACTCATTTCTAAGTAGTCTTCAAAACGTAAACGAGTTTCAGATTCTGCTTTTAAATACCATAAGTATCCAGAAGTTCCGTCTTCAGTTGCAACTTCAACCCAACCGATTTGAGCCATGTCAGATCCATTGATACTGTAATTGCTACGAATAATAATTGGTGAGTTGCTAAATTGAGTAAACGTAGGGTCAATACTAACATTAGTAGTTCCCGTGATTGCTCCAGCAGCTCCATCCCAGTTAGTTGTTTGAGATCCTTTGTTGAATTCAGAACCGTATACAAATATCTTAATTCCAGTCGCAGCAAGTGCAGCTGTATTAGCAGCAGTATAAGGGGCTACGATTAAAGCGCCAGTTCCTGGGTTTGAAGATGTAACTACAGCTTTCAACTCAACACCAGCGGCGTCCATAAGAACGATAGTTTGGCCGGGAGAAATAACGTTTACAATACCAGCAGCTACTGGAATTCCAATACCGTTTGCGTCATCATTGGTACATCCGTCGTAAGCAACGTGTAATCTATTTTGTTCTGACCAAATAACTTGATCCGACGTCATTGGCATTTCAGCTCCAACCATACGTAAGAATCCAGATAAAGTTCTGTTTCCGTAACGCTCTACTTCTTGTTCGTAGATTTCAGGTAGATATTGCTGAGCAAAGTCAGACGTGCTGTTATTGAACTGTAAGTAGTTCGATTGTAATAATTGTTGTGACTGCGATGGTACTATCGAGCCAAAATTAGGTGCTATTGCCATAATTTTTAATTTTAATTGTTAAATTTTCTTGTTTTAATTTTAAGTTTTGAAGAGTCTTGCCCGCTAATAGCTTTTACTTTAAATCCATTTACAAATACATTACCATCTTGTGTTTTTCTAGGTTCTGTAGTTATATTCTTGTCCTTAGCAATCTGTCCTTTTATGGCGTCTGTTTTTCCTTGCTCATAAAAGTGTTGTGCAATAGTATCTGCGTTTCGCGCTGCATACAAAGCTTTATGATAACCTTTTGTATCTACGACTTCTCCTTTGTCATTCAAGAACGTCTTGATGAACGTGGAAATGTCTTTTTGATTATCTGCAACCTTAACTGGATCTTTAATGCCATATCTAAACTTTTTCTCTCCAACTTTAAAATCAAAACCTTTGAAATCGTTGTTAAGAAGCTCGTCTGTTTGGCTAATAAATCTGTCTTGGTTAACTTTGGTAGCTGCCTGCTCTTCGTTGTATCGGTTAAAAAAGTCTGTAGCTTTTTGTTGCTCAGGATTAACCCCAGGTCTCAACTTGATCTCTGCGTAATATTTATCCTTAAGCGATTCCAAATAGCTTTTGGCTTTTGCAACTTCTTCTTTATATGCAAGTTTCTTCTTTCGAATATCTCTTGCTTCGTCTAAATCCTCATCAAAACTAAAAGAGTCTTCAATTACGAAGTCAATTTCTTCTGAATTTAAATGTGGTTTAGCTTGTTTGTAATATTCTTTTAATAATGCTTCTCCGTCAACGTCGCTATAATCAGCATTAAGCCTAGCGTAGTCGTCAATAGTTCCGCCAGTTTCTTTCATAAACTCAATAAGTTTATCTACATTTTCTGGGTAGTCTTGTGTTTGAGCTTGCGGTAATACTTCTTTTTGTTCCTGTGGGGTGTCGGGACCTTCAGTGCCTCCAACCATTGTGACCTCTTCAGGGTTATCGTTTTCATCTTCTACTAATTCTAAAGGTGATTCTATTTTTTCTTTGAGATCAATTTTAGTAACTTCACTGGAGTCGCTCCGTACTTCTTTTTCCATTTCTGGTAAATCTCTGGTTTGTTTATCATCAACCACTGTTTCTGTTTCTCCGACTTGAATGGCATCTTCTTCTGTTTTTTTACTTAAATCTATCTTAGTAACCTCAGGAACAACATTTCCTTGGCCTTTCATTTTTGAAGTTTTCTTTTTTAATTTAAATTCTCCTTCTGATTTTACTTCTTTTGTTTCTGACATAATATAATATAATAAAAATTAATAATTCCCTATCTCGGGGTAAACTGTTCTAAATCAAAACCGCCTAAGCCGTCATTAGTTGATTCAAAGTTTTTAGGTAGCAGATCGTTTTGTCTTTGATCTATAAGTTCACTCTGTTGAGTGCCTTGCATTTGTAGTCTTTTGTCTTTTCTGTCCTCTATTTGAGCTTCTTTTTGAGAATTAGCTTTAGCATGCATTTCTGCTAGTTTCATTTGATATGAAAACTCTTCAGCCATTAGACCTCTTTTTATTTCAGCCTCTTGCTCCATGCGTTGTATTTCAAACTGAGACTTAGCTTGCTCTATTTGAACAGTAGTTTGAGCTAAAGCTTGTTGTTTTTGAACTTCAGCCTCGGCAGCTTTTTCAGCAGATTCACTATTAGCTTGAGCTTGAGCCTGAATGTTTTCCATCTGTGCAGCTCTTTCAGCCTCTTGATTTTCAGTTTGTCTAAACTTCAAATATGTATTAGCTAGCTTTATGTTTTGTATATCTCTTATATCTATAGCATCTGAAAGTTTTATAGCTCCAGATTGCAATGCTATTTGTATGCTTTTTTCTAATTGGGCTTTATCTTCTTCGTCTGGTTCTAGATCTAAGAATATACCGAAGTCATGTAACGATAGAGTATCTATTTCCTTTAGAGTAGCTACATTAAAAGCATTTATACTATTAAGTAAAGATGCTTTTGTTAATGGAAACTGCAACACATCAGCTACCCTTAAACTTATATTTTCACATGTTCTAATCGTAATATACATTAAAGACTGTAATATATGTCTTGTAGCCGTATTAGAGTTTGCTGCTGCTAGTTTTTGTAGACCTACTAAAGCGTTTTTATCTGGAGAACTTCCATCTCTAGCTTCGTTTAATCCTGTTACATCTCTAATCATTTGCAAGTAGTATTGATACGTTTGTATCATTGCTTGTATTTTAGATATACCAGAAGAACTTTGAAGCTCTTGAATTGGCACTTTACCACGATTAATCTCGCCATCTTGAGTTAATGATCTACCTACTATTGTTCCGGTCTGGAAGTACATATTTAATGCTTCTGCTGGATTATAGTTCGTTCCATTGCCTAAGTCAACTTCAGCTAACCCGTCTACGTCTAAGTAAACTCCATCAGGAACCATACGAGCTAATACTTGCTGTAGCTTTAAATGAGTCAATTGAATCATATCAGCGAAACCTATTGTTCTACTAACTATAGATTCTATACGCCCTTGATACATTCTAGGAGCTGATATACAGTAATTCATATTAACCTTAGTAGTATCAGCGTAAGGTCTTGTCATGTTCTCAGCTAACTTCCACTCTAACATAGTATCTCCCATACCTAAAACTTTCGCTCCAGTATATAATACTTCAATAGATCTAGACACTCTTTCAAAGTTATCACTTGGAGGAGGATTAAATGTGTCTTGCTTTTCTAATGTTTTTTCTAAACCTTGTTCAGTTTGTTTTATTTTAAACACTTGATCGTGATACGTTTTGTATTCAAAAAATAAAACCTGATGTTTCTCTGTATCACTATTTACCTGCCAATCGCTTTGAGCGTAATTCTGTCTACCTGGATACTTCTGTATAGTTTCTAACTCTTCGTTAGTTAGATTAGGAAATAATCTTTTTATTTCAGGCAAAGTTAAAGCTTTAATTTCTCCAACATAATAAATGTCTTCAAAATTAGGATCATCTGTAGCTGAATAAACTAAGTTAGCTGGATCCACGTAGTGAGTTGTTATACCTTCAGAAAGATTAAAGCTAGTTTTACTAGCTGCAATTCCTAAAACGGTAAGGTCATAAGCTAGTCTTTTTTTAATTTCATCAAATTTATTATACTTAAGCACGTTGCTAACAACCTCTTCTTCAGCTATTTCTACACTTAATTTGTAGTTAAGCTGTAGCATTAAGTCTAATTCGTTTTTGTCTCTAGGTATGTTTTCTGGATCAGTAGAAGCATAGAAGTTTTGACCAGTAGCTTGAGATAATCTATCTATAGCTTCTTTGTTTTCTATGTCTCTTAAGGCGTTAGCAGCAAAATCAGTACGTTGCTTTAAAGCAAATGGGTCTGAAGCAAAAGCTTTCATTTCATAACCCTTTTCAGTCATGCCATTAACTACTATATCTACAAACTTAGAAAGAACCGGTATTGGCTTCCAGTCTAAATTCAAATAAGACAAGTCACCGTTATTAGATAATTCATCTTTATACTTCTGTACAGGTTGTTCACCTCTAGCGTATAATCTTAGTCTATTGAAGTTCTGGAAATTATAGGAAAACCTATCCTGACCACTGTTATTTCTAAACCATTCTTGTTCAATAGCGTTTCCAACAGCTAAACCATATTCAAATGATTTCTTTTCTTCTTCAGGTACCACCTGATCTGGAAAGATGCTATTATTAGTATTGTAGACCATTTATTATATTATTTTTGAATTTTGACCTGAATTGTTATATTTTCTAAAACCTAAAGATACTTTAGATATTACTCTTTGCGCGACAGGCGTGTATCTATGTTTATTACAAGCCATCATAGCTAAACCAGAGCTTATAGATGCATCGTGCTTAGTCCTATTGTTTATATTAAATTTCGCCCAATCTTCTAAAGTTCTTTGAAAGTACATGCTGCCATAACCTTCGTTTAGTAAACCAATGTGGTTTTCTATATAATCCTCTATAGCTGCTGCGTGAGCTTGCTTTATGTCTTCACTTGAGTTAGGTATTCCACCTATCTCTCTTTCTGTTACAGATAATTTATGCATAACCCTATCAGGTCTATTCATAGAGTAACCTCTGTAACCTCTTCTTTTCATATAATATAAGAGTCTTGGCTTGTTGTTCTCTGCTAGTATAGGCATACCATAAAAAACCAAAGCCATTAAAACATCTTCAAAAAATATATCAGCTGTCTGTGGTCTAGCTATATATTCTAAAAAAAATAAGTTAGGCGGTACGTCTTCCATTGAAAACTTAGTTAATCCATGTAAAGATCCTTTAGAACCTTTACCATCAACAGTACCAGATATATCGTAACTATCGCATCCAAAAGCTCCACAGTGCTCATTACCAGGATACTTAACGTTATTTTTTATATTGTATCTATTTTGTAGTGTAACCGGAGGAACCCAGCTAACAAAAAATCTTCCACTTTTACTAGGAACAAACAGCACTCTAGTATCTTTAATCCCACCTTCCCACTGAAAATTACCCTGTGTAACAACATTAGTATTACGTAAGTCTTCATTATAGTCTATTTGCTCGTATATTTTACCTAAGTTAAACAAAGATTCTTTAGCTTCGTCTCTAAAAGCGTGTTTCTCTGTTCTTGGAAACTGTCTATAGTATTCGTTTAAGCCATCTTGGTCGTCGTGTAGTCCATCTACTTCATTTTCCCAATGTGATATAACACCTATATCTATATCTTCACCATCTATACCTTTAATTGGTTTTTTTGGAGTGTCGAATACAGGTATTCCATAAGAATCAATGTATCCTTCGTAATTCCACTCCATAGGTACGAACAAACTATATAATCCTGAGCTAGTCTGTCCGTTGCGGTTTCTTTTTGTGACGTCCGAAGATTCGTATAGTTTTTTAAAATTTGATCCACCTTTGTCTAATGCGTTTGAAGTAGATCCCATCATGCACTTACCTACTATTTTTCTACCTAATCTTAACGTTGTTTTCGTAACCCTCCAGTTGTTGAGGATGTTATCTGGTCTTTCCCATTTACCCGATTCATCGTGGACGAGAAGCTTGAGTTTTTCTCCATCATAGGAGTTGTCCCCTGTATTCTTCCAGTCGATCGTGGTGTCAAGACCCGCCTGTAAATCTTCCGTTGTTTCTTTGATGGAATTACGCGTGAGCCTTTTCGAAGGTACTTTGTATGATAATTCTGTCTTTGGACGTTCCATTCCGTCCTGTATTGGTTTAAAAAAGAAGGGGTAGTTAATCGATATGGGTACAACTTTATCAGTGAACATTTTCTTAGCATCAGCTCCAGACTTGGAGAGTATTCCAAACCTAGCATCTCTTGAAATTGTTGCCTGGTTAACTGTGTCGGATGATGCCATGAAACTAAATCCAGACCGTCTGTTCTTAAGATAGCACATTCCGTAACACCTACTGTCCGATTTACAAGCCTCCCAGAATATGTAGAATAACCTGTTTGACTCGCGAAAATCTGCTGACCCCACGTCAATTTTAGTCCACTGCAGGTACATGTACTGAGAACCAGTAATATAAGTAGGAACGCCGTTGCTATAGAACCAATAGCCTTCTTCGCGACGAACAAACTCTTTGTTAATGTACTCGTACCATTTTTCTTTAAACTCGACTGGTCTTTCGTTCCAATCATAAACTGTTTTTATTTTATTTAATTCAGATGGATATTCTAAAACTTTCCAACGTTGTTCTTCTTTCTTCTTAGAACACTTGTACACGTCTTCAGCCAACGGAAGAGCTATTAATAGATTTTGTATACTATATATCTCTCCTATTTGTCCTGTTTTGCTTATGACAACTATGTCATGCTCTTTATTGTATCCGTATTCCCATTTTTTAAGCCTATTCATTCTACTTAGAACGTTTGACTTTATATGGTCTTCTACTATATGGTATAGATTTTGCTTATACATTATCTAGATCTTCCTTCTGCAAAACCTTTAAACTCTTCGGCTTTAATAGCGCTAGTTTTTGGTTTATCGTTTAAAAGATCTTCTTCTGATTCTATTCTAGCTAATATTTCAAAAGCATCAAATATAGCAAGTTTCTTTGTAGCGGCAGCGTTTTTAAGTCTGTCAGCAGAGATATCATCTTCTGAGTCAACGATCTTTTCTTTTGCCACCTTTATAAGTTCTTCAACTGCTATTTGCCCAGCTTGGATTATATTCAGTTTCGTTTCCTTTATTTTCATATTTAATTAAAATATCATTTGATTCCATGCAATAAAGTATTTCACCATCTATCAAGAACTCAAATTCTCTGTTCTTTTTAAATCCAACTAAATCCCCTTTATTGATTTTAAGAGCTTCTAAGACGTTGTTTCCGTATTTTACTATACCAACGCGCTCTTTTAGTTTGCTTAAGCTAGAGTTGTCCTTATCAACAACTGGCTTGACGAAGCAATAGTCTTTGACTGTCTTCCAGCTGTTATTAACCTGTTTCATGTATATCTGATCTTCAGAAGCAAAATACATATCATCTTTAAAGTATTTTCCGCTATTTACAGATCTACCTTTTTGATTATAATATCTTCTAAATAAATTATGATGCACAATAACTTTATCACCTTTTTTTAGTTCTGTTTCAAACGCTAAAGGCACAGCAACTACTTCTGCTTTTCTATTAACAAATTTATGACTAGAGATACTAGAGTTGATAATTAGCTTTTTATCACCAACGTTCAACTCATTATTATATCTTTCGCCTATCGGTTTTATTATAAACTGATAAATACTATTCATTAGTATTCTAAATCATATTCAACAGATATTGCCATGTTTTTATTAAACTTCTTCCAAGGCAAAATTTCGTTGTTCTTCTTTATATGAATATTGTAAGATTGTTCTTCTTTATCGAACATTATATTACATATAGTGTGTCCGCCGTAAACTTGCTGGCCTACGGCATAATGCATAGCCTCGTTTTTATAGTCAGAACCTATGCTTATTTTTCTTATAACATGGTCCACTATTATTCTTTTTCAATAGTAGTGTAAGTACCATCTTCAATATTGATATTTATAGCACCATAAATATCTTCTAGTTCTTTTTTGTACTTTTCGATATCGTCAACAATCCCAGCGTACTCATGTAGTAAGCTGTGTTTTTGAGTTTCTAAAAAACCAATGTTAGTTAGAGACTTGTTTAAATCTTTTTGGTGCTTTGTAATTACTTCTAATTGCTCGTCTGTAATTTTACTTACTTTTTTACTTTCTACTTTTTTCATTTGATTAAATTTAATTGATTATTGGTTATTGTTATTGTTATTGTTATTTATCTAATAGCTAGCAATCCTGATGCTGGAGTTCCAGCCGCTGCAAGATTAACGCCAGTACATAGTACGTCTAGAAAAGTTCCAGCAGTTACACCTGCAAATTTAACTTCAGTTGAATCATTAAGTAAAGTTAAAGTTATGTCACCTCCAACTCCAACGTATAAAGCCGCTGGGTTTTGTGTAAAATTAGTGCTAGGTAATTCTAAATTAGCAACAGCTGGAGTGTAAGTTATATCTCCACTAAGCGCAGGTTGGTAGTTTGATTCGTAAACATACCAGGCTCCAAAAGCGCCACTTACGTCGTCAGATGTAAATGTTCCCGCGAACACAACTCTTTGCCCTACCTTATCAATAGAAGTAACTACTAAAGTTTGTGGGGTTAAGCTAGCTGGTGGTATTACTGTAAAGTAATCTCCTACTTCGGTTTGGCTATTAACAACGGTGCCTCCACCGTAACTCAAAGTAACAGAAGCCGTATCAGAAGGCCCACCTATATTGTATGCGTCTTCAGTTCCAGATAATATAGATATAGATCCAGAAACGTAACTACCAGTTTGCACAGATCCAACGTTAAACGATGATATTGTAAAACCCGTTGCACTTGCTTCTGTTATTGTTCCAGACGCTCCTTGTAGTCCAAAATCTAAACCTCCATTGTTTGTTGTAAAATTATAATCAAATGAAATAACATCACCTACAGTGTATCCACCAACTGGATTCACACCACCGTTACTGTTATCTAAAGTTATAGTAGAAGCAGTTGTGTTGATGACGGCTCCAACATAAGTTCCGTTATTTCCAAAGCTACTAGATAGCGTTTCATTACTAAATGTAATTGTTTTTCCAGCTGCAGAGTTAGGTCCTTGATCTATTATAGTTATACTTTCTACTGTTCCATCTGCTGCTGAATTTACTTGGTATAGAGCTCCAGATGTAGGTCCTAGAGTGTTTCTAACTGCTGAACCAGTAAATGTTCCGCCGTCTGAATAAACAATAGCACTTGAACTAGCTGGTAAACCTGTTACCGTGCTGGCTAAAGCAGCGTTTGTTAATAATACAGTTTCAGCTTTCAATGTTGAGGCCAATAGAAGATCAACAGCGCTTGTAGTGAATGGTGTTTGATTTGTGTTATACATGTTTTTTTATTTTACCTTGTCTTTTATTTTTTCGTATGTTCTTAGTCCGCCAAGTCCGAGCATTCCCAGCAATACTGTCATTAAATGTTCCATTTGCAATGGTGGTGGCGCGTCTGTTGTTTTTGTTATCCAAATAAATAAATCACGTATAACAAAATTGTAAGCTAATGCAAAACCACATATCCAACCTATAAAAGGTCTCCATCCGGCAACAAATAACGTTCGATGTGAAGCTTCAGCTAGATTTATTTTGGTTTGAAGTTCTATTAATTTTTCAGGATCTAATTCTTTTCCTTTAATTG